AGGGTTCTTCAGCCCACCAGGGTTCTTTGCCCCACCAGGGTTCTTCAGCCCACCAGGGTTCTTTGCCCCACCAGGGTTCTTCAGCCCTCCAGGGTTCTTCAGCCCTCCAGGGTTCTTTGCCCCACCAGGGTTCTTCAGCCCACCAGGGTTCTTTGCCCCACCTTCATTTGCGAGCTACATCCCTTGGTTCGGACCTCCTTGTGTAGAAGAAAATACACTTGTAGATACAATGGACGGTCAAGTGCCAGCCAAGTTCTTACAGGTCGGAGACAAGCTTAAGTCAATTATTATTAATGAAATTGACGCAGAGACAAATGATTCTTATCAGATATCTACTTGGAACTCAAACAATTTAACAGTAGGTAATTTTGTTGAAACAACACTTACCTCTATTGAAGAAACGCAAGAAGCTGACCTAATGTACTTTAACAATAACATTGATACAAAGGTTACATTTACTCAGCCAGTATTCGTAAAAACAATTGCTGGAGAGTATAAGATTAAGGAAGCTTATTATGTTGAAATGGGAGATTCTTTGGTAACAATAGATTCTTCAGGTACAAAGCAAGAGGTAGAAATAAATAAGATTGACTATCTCACAGATGCTCTGTATACTGTATATCAGTATAACTGCGAACCTTACGACTGGTTCTTCCTAAGTGGAGTACTTGTACACAACAAGTAATTCTTTAAACGATAGGACACAAAATGTCAAGCGCTGGACCAAAGTTAATTGATCCAACACAGATTACTAAAACCTGGAGCGATAAATATGAAATCGCTCCAGGTATCTTAGTATATAAAAATGTTTTAATTAAAGAATTAGATATTATTAATAGGCTAGAAAAATCAATATCTGACACAGCAAATCCTCATAAGTGGAGGGAAGCAACAGTAGGATATGGATTTAAAAAGCCAGAGTACAGAGATTGCGTTGATTTTAAGTTTAGAAAAGATGATCTGCACAGAACAGACGAATCGACCTTAGAGCTAAAACAAATATGGCAAGACTGCTACGACAGGATGCTAGAGGCAGTTAAAGACTACTGTTTTGTAAATAATTTATCAGAGTTAGAATACTGGGAAGTTATGAATTTTGTTAAATACAATAAGGGGCAGCATTTTCAAGAACATACAGACCATGGGTACTCGTATAACGCAACAGTGTCTTTGGTAGGATATTTAAATGACGACTATGAAGGCGGAGAATTATTTTTTAGCAGGCAGCAAGTAACAGTTGATCCAGATGCGGGCGACCTTGTAATATTCCCATCAAACTTTATGTATCCACATAGAGCTATGCCAGTAGATAACGGAACAAAGTATTCTATAGTCACAATGTTAGACTATACAAATAGAGGTCATACTATGGGCAACACTTTTGCACAAGAAAAATGATATCAAATGAACGTTATAAGCTTTTTATCAAACAGGCATTGGCTAAACAAAGATAGTATTAGCAAACCAGAAAGCAGCTCAAAAAACATACCTAAATGGTATAGAGATGCGAATAGATTTGCTGTTGATGAAAACGGAAAGTACTATGAGTTAGATTCTGGTGGTAAGGTTCCGACTTGGAAAGCCTGTCCAGCTATGCTAGATGTTTTTATGTTTGGGTATGTGCTAAAAACTCCATGTGACATTATTTTTTATAAAGACGATAAAAATGAGATACAGGTTAAAATTGAAGATTCTAAGTACAAAGATTTTTGCATAAAAAGAGATCCATTAAATGAATTTAAATCACCACTAGGATACCATAGAAGCTCATTTGCTTGGGTTGGAGACTGGGGCATAGAAACTCCAAATGGCTATAGCACTCTTTATATAACCCCAGCAAACCGATTTGATTTGCCTTTTGTTAACACTACTGGAATTATAGATACAGACGAAGTTGGACTACCAGGATCTCTTCCATTTTTTTTAATTGAAAATTGGGAAGGGGTGATTCCAGCAGGAACACCATACGCCCAAATTTTTCCATTTAAAAGAGAAAATTGGCAATCAGAATTAAAAATAGAAAAAGCTGGAGTTATCTACGATAGAATTAAAATGGTATACGATAAATTTAGAATACCAAATGGCGGGGTATACAAAGACACCCTATGGCATAGAAAGGAGTATTTATGATAAATTCACCTATCAATGAAGAGAGGCTTACAGATTATCAAAAAGTCCTGCCTACGCTAACAGATTGGGACAAGTCAAAGCAAATTGAGTTTTGGTCAAAAGACAGAATTGATGGAGAAGTTATGTATAAGTTCCATAGGTCCTCTGCAAGAATAGTTGAGGAAACAGGCTTACAAATTCAATCTTATCTTTATGAAAAATATGGAACTGCAGAAAAAATTTTCCCACATGCATTTCAGATAATAAAAATATCAAATATATTAAAGTCATGCCAAATTACTGATCCAATTAAATATCAAACAATTACTTTCTTAAATGGAGATTTTGTTAACAAAACAGTAGAGGCTAAAGCAGATGAATCTTTTGAATATAGTTTTGACAAGGATGTATACGCATTTGGCATCCTCTGGTCAAATGAAATAAATATGGATATTCCTAAATGGTTTAGAAGACCTTATCACAGGATGTCATATGAATAAAATAACCTTGGCCCCAGGCATAACTGTTTACAAAAATGTTGAAATGGATATCATGCCAACAATACTTAATTTAAAAGACGAGGACTGGTCAGATGAATATATCCTGCAAGAAAGCGGATCTGTTGCTATTGATAAAAAGGTTAGGAGTACCCTTTCATTTGACGTTCCTTATAATTTATTAAAACAAGACATCAACAATCTCAATAGCATCTCAGACAAAATTAAATCTTCAATTAATGAAGCAGAACAAGATTATTTTTTTGAATATTACATTGATCCAAAGCTACATCAAGATTTTAAAATATTAAGGTATAAAGGAGGAGATCATTTTAGCTCTCATTCTGATGATGGTGGAGGAAACTTTAGAAGAGTTTCAACAGTGTATTATATTAATGATAATTATCAAGGTGGAGAAATTGAGTTTACTATTTTTGGAATTTTATATAAACCAGAAGCAAAAGACTTTATAATATTCCCTTCTTCATATTCATATAGGCACAGAGTTCTTCCAGTAAAAGAAGGCACAAGATATTCAATAGCTAGCTGGATAAGATGACAATTAAAATAATTAATAACTTCCTATCTGAGTCTGAGATAAATGTATTGATGATGGAGTGCTTAAATCCAGATACTAAATGGAAAGATAGAGATGAGTCAGTAAGAGTAGAAATTGCAAACTCAAACAGTCATGATGTTATCAAGGGCATAAAAAACAAAGTAAATGCTTTCTTTGATAACACATTCTATGTGCAAATAATTAGACACCTTAATAAAACAACAAGCAAGACGACTTGGCATAAACATTATGACGGAGAATATCCAGGCATAGACTATGGCGTTATAATATATTTAAATGATAATTTTGAAGGCGGAGAGCTGTTTTATGAAAATTTAAATTATCTGTATACGCCAAAAAAGGGGGATATGATAATTCACCCAGCAACACAAGAGTATACCCATGAAGTTTATCCCGTAGTTTCAGGTGAAAGATACACTTTAACAACATTTGTAAGGAAGGCATAAATGGATAACGATAAGCCAAAAGTAAGAATAATAAAAAACTTTATACCCAAAGAAGAGTGTGACTGGCTAATAGGCTATGCAAATTCTAGCGACCTCTGGTCAAAAGCTAATAGGTCCAGGTCCATGTTCAAGTCAGAAAAAGAATATAAAATGCACTCAGATCACTGGGACAATAGAAGAATTGAGATAAATGCATTATACGAAGAAGGAATGGATAGGTATATAGATTTATTTAAAAAGGTTGTTCCAATACAGGAAAAAATGAGAAATGAAGTTTTAGATTTCTTTAAGCCTGATTTTAATATTTACAGCGAGTTGTGGGAGATAGTTAAATGGCAGTACCCAAATGTTCAAGAGCCGCACATTGATTTCATAGATCCAGATTTTGATGAGTCACTTATTGATATAAATACTGTTCCAGAAGAGTGTAGGTATTTCTTTGATCCAGAAAATATTTCTAAGTATAAAAGACTTTTTACAAATAAGCTGTATACGTCTATGCTATATCTAAATGATGACTTTGAAGGTGGGGAATTGTTTTTCCCACAGCATGACTTTAGCATAAAGCCAGAAGCTGGAATGCTTTTGGTGTTTAGCGGTAACATAGACAATATGCATGGAATTAGACAAATACAAAGCGGCACTAGATATACCCACACCACTTTCTGGACAAAAGATATGTACAAATCAAGTCGTGTCGCTATAGATCATTTTAGGTCTAAGTTCCCACACGAAAAATTAGTTGACTAAATGAAACACTTTAGATATAATATAAAAAGGAGATAAAATGAATCAGCCAGAGATATTAGCACCAGGAGTACTAGTTTATAGAAACGTATTCCCTGAAGAAATGAATTTGATTAATAGGTTAGAAGAATGCCTATCTGCCGACCCAAATGCAGAAGGAGTCGGATACTCAGACTCGCCACATGCCACCTATAAGTGGAAGCAGGCAACAACAGGGTATGCAAATAATGATCTAAAGTATAGAGATGCTTTTGATTTTAAAATTAAAAAAAACAATGAAGATGATTCTAACAAAAGCCCAGATCAAATTAAGCTAGAGAAGATATGGGAAGACTCAAAGAATGCTCAGATTGGCCCAGTTGAAGATTATAGACAAAAGTTTAATGTTGCTCCATTAAAATACTGGGAGTCATTTAACTTTGTTAAGTACGGCCCAGGACAACATTTTCAAGTACACTCAGATCACGGATACTCTTACATATGCGTACTTTCTTCTGTAGGATATATAAACGATGACTACGAGGGTGGAGAGTTATTTTTTGATAAGTTTAATCTAAAGATTAAGCCTAAAGCAGGAGACCTATACTTATTCCCATCTAGCTATTTATTTTCTCATGCTTCTTTGCCAGTAACAAGCGGAACCAAGTATTCAATAGTAACAATGCTTGATTACTTAGAAGCACCTCATACCCCAGACTATAGAGAGATAGAAAAAAGGTATACTGAGGGATATGCCTAAGATACAAGCTTTTGTTACTGGGGAAAACCCAGCAAACATAGAACAAATTTCTGTAAAACGAGACTGGATGGACGAGACTGCTAACAGGCATGCTTACAACTGTTTCCCAGTAAGCCTTTCCAATACTCTTGGCTGGGGCATTTCCTTTCCAGAAGATATTGAGTTTATTTGGGACGGAATATCTGATAGTAGTCCACATCATGTGAAAATAATATCAGGTGAAAAATATTGCAATTCAAATAGATCAAATGGCACAATAAGCTTCGTTACAGGGTTTACGTTTAAGACACAAGAAGATACAACAACATTAATAATGCCAGCTCCAAACTTTTTTATACCAGGTGGCCAAGCATTTACAACTGTTTTAACTACTTCATTTTTCTCAGGAGAGATACCAGTCGTATGGAAAATTACAGAAGCCAATAGGGTTATCAGGATACCAGCCAATACACCAGTAGCAACTATCATCCCCATATCTCTATCTAGACTCAATGAGTTCGAGCTGGATATCTATGACGGATCTAATTATGTCGGCACTAAGTTTGATGGTAGGGCTTACGGCATGACAATTGATAAGTTAAATGCAGAAGGAAAGTGGGCAGGCTTTTATAGAAATGCAACAGACCATAGAGGAAACAAAATAGGATCTCATGAATTAAAAACATTAAGGTTAAAAACTAATGTCAAATAAAATCACATTTCATTCTAATAGACTTTACAATATAATTAGCGAAGACTATTACCCTAAGCCAACAAAAAGTTTAACACCAGATTGGTTTAAAGAAGCAGATAAGTTTGAGCTAAATAAACAAACAGGAGAGTACTGGCCAAATTCCGAAGGCGGTTTTGTTAGGAGTTTTAAGTCTTGTCCAGGACTTCTTGATATATTTATAACAGGATATTTTTACACTACTCCATGTGATATTGTTTTTACAAAGCTAAGCAACGGGGAAGTAGTGGTTACACCAGAACCAGGATATGAAGATTTTGTTGGGGCAAGAGCACCAATGAATGAGTTTCCAGTTCCTCATGGATATTTAGATAGTCATTTCCATTGGTACCCAAATTGGGCACCAGAGGTGCCAGATGGCTATAGCGTATTATATGTTAACCCAATCAACAGGTTTGATTTACCGTTTATAACCACCTCTGCTATAATAGATAATGACAAGATGAATACCCCAGGATTAATTCCATTTTTTTTACGAGATGATTTTGAAGGAAAGATTCCAAAAGGAACCCCATACCTTCAGCTGATACCTTATAAAAGAGAAGATTGGAAAATGGAGCCAAAGTTTCACGACATGGCTTCTTTGCAAGAAAGACATAATGCACAGGCAAAAAAATTTAGAACTAAAGACGGCGGAGCATACAAGCAAACCGTACGATCTCTCAAGAAATATGAATAGGTGAAAAATGCAACCAACTAAAAGAGCAAGATACGCAAGAGAAACTATAACCCCTTCAGGACACTTTGGAAACTCCCCAGACAATGTGGTTGAGTTAGAAAATATGGTCACCCCAGAAGAACAAGAATATCTATTAAATTTTGCTAGAAACAATACAACATGGGATGTAACGGAATCACAGTGGAATGAAAATGGAAACATTATTTATGATCACAGAGTTTGGGAAGACAGAGTCGCCACAAGAGACACATTACTAAAGGCGGATCCTACTGGAGAAGTTATCAAAATTCTTGGTCGGGTTATTGAAAGAATGACACCACACATCGTTGAAAAGTTTCAAGTTGAAGTAACTCCAACAGATGCCGCTATAGTAAGATGGCCAGTTGGTGCTATGCAATTTCCACATGCAGATAAGGAATTGCATGAAGGACCAGACGCAGGAACACCAAATGAATTCCCTTGGTATGACCTAGGAACTGTTTTCTATTTAAACGAAGACTATGAAGGTGGAGAACTGTTTTTCCCACTTCAAAATATTAAATTCAAGCCAAAAGCACGAGCTGCATATTTTTTCCCAGGAGACAAAAATTACATTCATGGGGTTACAAAAGTTACAAGTGGGACCAGATTCACTGCCCCATTTTTCTGGACTATTACAAAGTTGGGGTTAGAAGAAAATGACAAATAATTATGAGTATACATCCTTTGAGTTACTTCCAAATGTAAGAATATATCAAGGCCTACTTCCAGATGCAGATAATCTTTATGACATAATGAAAAAATCTGAAACTACATCAGAAGGAAAATACTATTTGAGGACTTGGGACGAATGGTCAATATTTGGAACTTATTCTCAAGAGAAGCATAATGTAACTGAAGATAGAGAACTCGGCGAAATGTATGATAAAGAAAAGCATTTATCTGATAGGGTCTATGAAGCCTACAACACAGCAATTGAAGATTATGTAAAAAGATATAATGTAGTAATGCCCCCTACATCAAAATTAATGACATCTTCTTTTTCTAAATATAATACAAACATAGACACTATGCGAAATGAAATGACAATGCAGTATCACACGGACTACATAATTTCCGAAAGAGATATGCCAGGTCCTAAATTTCTTTTGACTTGCACTACATACATTAACGATGACTATGAAGGCGGGGACATTGAATTTATTGTAGACGGAGTTTATTATCCTTACAAGCCTAAAGCGGGAGACATTCTTGTATTCCCATCTACTGAGCCATATTTTCACGGAGTTAGAGTTATTAAGAGCGGAGAGAAATTTTTTATTCGTAACTTTATTCAGCATTATTTTGACGGAACAAAAGAATGGCTAGACAACCAAAGACATTTTGGCGCTTACAGATGGGCAAAAATGGAGTCAGATAGAATTGAAAAAGAGAATCCAAAAAACATGATGTATTCAAATAGAAAACATTTAGGGTATGGGTCATGAGTAATCCTAAGATTAGAGACGAATTCTTTATAGTAGAAAACTTTATTGATAAAGATACCTGTGAAGCTGTAATTAAATACTTTGATTACCTTGTAGAAAATAAAGTATTAAAGTGGAATGAGATATCATTCTATGGATCTCAGGCTATGGGCTACTGGCCAACAGACGACAGGCTAAAATTGTTTGGCTTAGATTCAGATTTCTTCGCACAACTTAAAGAAAAAATAAAGTCTAAGACAGAAGAACTTTTGGGCTTTGAGGTTAATGAAGTTAGCTATCACGCACAAAGATGGATTGATGGAGCGTTTGCAGATTATCATTCAGACAATTCGGACGAGCATGGAAACCCAACCGCTTTTGAAAAAAGTAAATATGCGGTATTTATTTATCTAAATGATGATTTTGAAGGCGGTCACTTAAAGTTTAAAGATGGCAGTATAGATATTAAGCCAGAGGTTGGCCTAGGTGCATTCTTTGCAGGAGGACATCAAAGAGAGCATATGGTTACAACAGTTAAGGGTGGCATAAGATATACTATTGGATCATTTTGGGATGATGCAAGTTGCGTATATTCAGAAGAACAAAAGCAGGCATGGGCCGATGAACTTAAACAGGTCAGAGCAGAACAAGAAGAGCTTTATAAGAAATGGGCAACGCCAGAAGGCAAGCCATCAATGCCAAAGGGTAGAGAATGATAATCAAAGAAATACTTGCAGACAACCTATATTACTATAAAAAAGTAATTAAGGATCCAGCAGCACTTATTGAAAAAATAGAATCTTTGAATGGAAAGATTGAAAACAATAGCACCCTAACTAACTGGACCCCATGGGTTTCCAGCACACAGGCAGACGACGTATTTGGTGAATTCAAAGCTGGTGGTTATAGAATTGGTTATGATTTATCTGAAGATAAAGAATCATTTTTAATCATTGCAGAAATACACGATGCAATAGTCCAATGTATAGAAGACTATGCCTTTAGAACACAAAAAGATTTAGGATATCTTCCAGATGAGATTACAATTAGAAAGTATCATGTAGGTGGCAAAATGGGTCCACACATTGACTGCGAAGAAGATGATGATGAAGCAAGGCTAACAGCTTCTCTTGTTCTATATCTTAATGATGACTTTGAGGGCGGAGATGTAATATTTAGAGAGCAGGGCATTAACATAAAACCAGAACCAGGCAGCCTTCTTATTTTTCCGTCAGTTAGACCATATTACCATGAGTCTACTGAGGTGACTTCAGGATACAAGTATATGTGCCCAGCATTTATGTTTAAAAGAAGTAAGTTAAACTGATAGGTGGTATAATTAAAAAATGGCTACAACAGGAATTAATGGATGGCGCTTTCCAAGCTACTCGGACTCACCAGATGTCCCGAGAGATCTTGGATATTTAGCAGCAGATATATCTGCTTGGGTTGCCACAAATCCAGATTTAAAGGGAGAGACTGGAACTACTGGACCAAGAGGATACAGCATACTAAATGGCTCAGTAAACCCAGCGTCTGGCACAGGAGTAGACGGCGACTTTTATATCAACACCACAAGCAATTCAATATTTGGACCAAAAACAGCAGGAGCCTGGGGAACAGGAACAAGCCTAGGTGGTAATAGTGTTTTAAACGGAACAACAGATCCAACCTCTGCAAATGGATCAAATGGCGATTTCTATATTAATACTACTAGCAAGACTATATTTGGTCCAAAATCTTCTGGAACATGGGCCACAGGAACATCAATCATTGGTCCTCAAGGAACCACTGGAACAACAGGAACCACTGGGCCAAAAGGTGATGCAGCAGCAACAATCTCAGTTACTTCTACAACTACTAGCGCACCTGGAACTAATGCTCAAGTAACAAACTCTGGTACATCTTCTGATGTAAGATTAAACTTTATTATACCAAGAGGAGCAGATGGAGCCCAAGGAGCACCAGGCACACCAGGGGTTGCAGGAGCAGATGGAGCCCAGGGAGCACCAGGTGCAACACCAAGCCTTGATCCAATTTCAACAAGAATTGCATTAAACTCTACAGTAACTTCTTCCGTGGGAGTAAACTCAAGTTGGTTCCCAACATCAACTGCAACATTTACATTAGGACTACTTGGACCAATAAACTCAGGAACAGATGCTGCCACTAGAACTTGGAAAAACATTTATTTAACTAATGCAGCCACTGTTGTTTCAGATGAAAGAACA